TGACGGTTGCGACGTCGGTGTAGACGGGTTCGTCGTTGACGGTGATCGTCATCGCTTCTCGCTCTCCTCGCCGCGCGGGCGCGTGTCGGCTCCGTGGCGTCCTTGCAACGCCGCGAGCTCGCGCAGCAGCGCCCGCCGTTCAGCGCCGTGCGCGTCCCTCAGCTCCTGCTCGAGCTTCTGTCGCTTCTCGTGGTTGTCCATACGGGTTTGTTGGGGCGGCCCAGGGCTCCCAGGCCGCCCCAACCCTTTCGCCTACGTCGTGTACGGGACGATCGGCTCCTGCGCGATGAAGTTCACCTGCGTCTCCGACAACGCACCAACCGCGGCGTTGACGGGGTCGTAGTCGAACAACTTGCAGAACGCACGCCACCGCGGGTTCGTCGCCGAGGCCGCCCCAGCGTTCGGGATCACCTCAACCTCGAAGTCCGCCTCATTCCGGTAGAGCGGATAGAGCGTGGCGTAGACCGAGCTCGCGGCGAAGTCGTTCGCGAACGTGATCACGAACCGCTCGCCGCCGAGCCCCGGAATGAACGTGCGCAACCCGTTCCCGTTCAGACCGGTGTCGTCCACCTGGTCCTTCGACAACGGGGTATCGACACTCCGGACGTGGTCCGACAGATCGACGCCGTTCACTTTGACGGTGCCGTCTTTGAAGACGAACTTCGCCATGACGGATCAGCTCCCGAACGTCGGCGCGACCAGGCCGGCCCCGTAGACGTAGCCGGACGCCGCCGGATACCGACCCGCGGTGAACGCGGCGTACCCGTAGGCGATCAGCTGAACCTGGAGCGACGTGCCGGCCTGCTGCTCGAACGACAGCGTGACCGGGTCCTCGCTCCGCTCCCACAGATGCACGACGCGAGTGGCCGAGACGATGATCGGGTCCTCGTCGGTGTGGAAGTTCGTCGGGATGTTCGCATCGGTGAAGACGGGGAGGCCGTGGATGCGGCCGACAGGGCCGTACCCGGCGGCTTCGCCGTCTGCGTTCGGTGCGTAGTTCGGCATGCCGTTGATCCCGAAGATCGGGCGGCCCGCCGAGTCGAGAGCAGCCTCGAACCAGCCCCAACGCCTGGGGTGCATGAAGATCTTGTCGGCCATGTAGCCGAGACCTCCGACATTGGCGTTGATCTGCTGGATGACGTCGGCGATCTTCGGCCACACGCTCGTGAGCGTGGCCGCGCCGGCGACCGAGGTGACGACATCGGACGTCTGGAGGACGCCGAGCATGTGCCCGGACGCACCCGACCCGTTCAGCGCGTCCACGTCGAGTGCGGCGTAGTACCGGGCGACGAGATCCTCGAAGAGGATCGCTTCCGAGTACGACGCCCGCTCGAGCGTCTGGCGTGAGACGGGGATGTAGCCGCCGATCGTCCGGACGGGCACCGTCAGGTCGAGCTCGGTGACGTCCTGCGTGGTCAGGGCGGTGTTCTCCGTCGCCTGCACGCCTGCCGCCGTCCCCTGGGTGAGCCTCGGGACGATCAGGCTCATGCCGGTGTCGGGCAGCGGGTCGTCGCGGTTCTGCTGGTCCGCGTAGATCCGTCCGTTCCTCGGCGCCTTGGCGTACAGGTCGACGAGGTACTGCGGCGGGATGATGCCTCCGAGGGTGCCGGTGGCGATGGCCCGCTTCTCGACCTCGAACGCCTGGTGCTTCGCGATCCGCTCCGAGGCGCCGGGGTCACCCTTCAACTGCGACCGGTAGAGGTCGTTCAGGAACGACCTGTTGCCGGGGCCGTACAGGTCGGGCTCGTCGACCGTGATGTCGCGCTTGATCTCGACTTCCTTCTCGGAGCCCGGTTCCTTCGTGTACTTCGCGCGGGCCCGCTCGGACGCCTCGACGTCCTTGACGCGCTGCTCGCGCTTCTCGGCCTCCTCGGTCGCTTCGAGGAGCGCACGCTTGGCGTCCTCGTACTCTTCGTCGGAGGCATCGGCGTTGTCAGCGATCGCGTCGTACTCGTCGGACCGCTTGACAACCTCCGCGGCTGCCTCCTCGGCAGCGGTGCGGAGCTTGGTGATGTCCATTAGGTCTATCCCTTTCGTGCGTAACGGGCGACCCGCCGCGTCTCTGCTGCGGTGAGCCGTCTGGACACCACGCCGCCCCCGGTAGCCGGGCTGACAGCGATCTCGCCCCCTTGCGGGCTGACGAGGACGGCCTCCTCCTGCGAGGACTGACCGAGCGCAGCCGCATACGTCCGCAGCTGCGAAACCGTTTGCGAGTACGCGCCCTGCGGGCAAGCGCACACGTCGTACAAATGCCCGACCTCGAGAATCCGGCGGTGCATCTCGTCCGGCCCTTCGTCGTTCTCGATGTCGATGTTTTCGGCTCGCGCGATCGTGAACGCGAACGACGCCTGCTTGAGGACGCCGTTGCGCATCTTCGTCGCGAGCGCGATCCCGTCCGGGTCGTCACGCGACACCTTCGCGAGATAGAACAGCCCTTTCGAGTCGGCGCGGAGGTCGAGCCAGCCGGGCTGTCCGGCCGGCACGTCGGTCGCGGCGACGGCACGGTTCATGTCGTGGCCGAGGTTGAAGTGCACGACACCGTCTGATTCGCGGAGCGGCTGGTTGCGTAGGACAGGGTCGAACGCGGCCGGGTCGATCTCTTCGGTGATCCGGACGAACTTGCCGTCGTACAGGACGGTCTTCTGGCCGAAGACGGCTGCGTAGCCGGACATTGTCCAGGTGCCGTCGCCGTTGCCTTCGGCGTCGCGGACTTCGACGTTGGTGATGGGGGCGACCGCGTACCGGAGCTCGGGCATGGCAAGCTCCCCGGCGGCTGCCAGGTTGTTGTCGGTCATCACGGTCTCCTTCTAGGGGGTTGCCGCGTAGGCGGCGGGGCGGACGAACAGGATGTCGTCCGGGACAGGGGTTTTTGCTGCTACGGCGCTGGCGGAGTTCGCGAGCGCCCTGAGCGCCTCGACGCGACATGGGCGGGACTCCCACGCCGCAAGCAGGTGGTGGGCGCCTTGCTGGAACGACACATGCTCGACGAGAAGGACGCCGGCTTGGTAGTGCGCCCAGTAGACCTCTTCGGCCCAGCCGCCCATCTGGGCGCGCTTGCGATACATGGCGATGGCTGCGTCGTGCATGTCGAGGTCACGGTAGGTCTGCGCGAGGTAGAAGACGGTGCGGCGATCGGTCGGATCTTCGAGATGCGCCGTCTGCAGCAACGCGAGGTCGCGCTCCAGCTTTTCCCGTGATGCGCCGGGGCCGCCGTCGATCGACAGCCAGTCGGTGTGCTCAACCTTCGGAGTGATGTCGCTGCACAGGTAGGCGTGCGCGACGCCTTCATACCGGAACGGATGCTGCGTGCGCGTGAGCAGCGGGAGCCGTCCGCCGTCGTCGCGGACACGCAGCATGTACTCGTCCGCGTCCATGTCCGGGCGTTCACCCTCAACGTGCAGCGTATGGTCAGCGTCGAGCATCAGCGTGTAGTCCGTCCCCGACCGGCGAGCGACCTCGAGCAGCGCGGTACGTGACGGCCCGAACCCGTCCCACTCGCGCTCATGCACATCGGCCCCGACCGCACGGGCGATCTGCTGCGTGCCGTCGGTTGATCCGGTGTCGAGGACGGTCACGTGGTCGACAATTCCGGCGCACTGCGTGATCGCACGCTCCACGTTCGCCGCTTCATCGCGCACAAGAAGAGCCAACCCGATTGTCACGATCCACTAACCCCGACTTTCGTTGTAGCGTGACCGTCCAACAGTCCGGTGAACCGCTCCAGGACGCCAGTTATCACATGCGTATGGAGAAACACCGGTACGAGATGAGTCAACCGGCAGGAGGCGGAGCCTGGACGATCGTCGTGATGAATGCTTCCGGGCACGAAATGTGGGCCGGAAGCGGATACATCACACGGTTCGGCGCCAAGAGAGCGGCCAGAAAGGTGTTGCGCGCTAAGACACCAAACAATCCCGCGGGCGTCAGAACAATCACCGGGACGCTCTAGCATCACGGGACGATCCTCCATACATCCGCGCGGATCTTTCTATCCGTGAAGGCATCAATCGTGTCGCTGGCGTTCGCGCCGGCCACCATAAGTCCGGTAGCTCGCCACACGGTTGAACCTGCCGCCGGTACGCGCGACTTGCGTGCCAAACCACCCGCGAGGATTTGGGACGCCGTGCCTCCGATCCAATGCAGAATCCCGCAGTCGGTGTTAGCGCCCGCCGGGTTTTCGCGGAGCTTCGTTCCGAGCTGATCGCCGGCGGTGAAGGTGTGGGCCGTGGGGATGTACAGCTCGTAGAGATAGGTGCTCGTCCCGTCGGCTGTGAAGGTGATGTCGACGCCAAGCGTTCTCTCGCCCGAGTCGAACCCGGAGACGGAGGTTGATGATTCTGCTGAGCCGACGTGCTCAAGCATCCCTGAAGAGGAAGCGGTCCCGGTTGGCCCTGTTGGCCCGGTAGCTCCCGCTGAGCCGGTTGGTCCTGTCGCGCCGGCTCCCGCCGGGCCTGTGGCACCTGCAGCCCCTGTCGGCCCGGTCGGACCCGTGACGCTAACGCCTGTCGGTCCCGTTGCTCCCGTCGCTCCTGCGGTGCCCGTCGGCCCCGTAGCGCCTGCCGCGCCCGCGCTTCCTGTCGGACCGGTAGCCCCCGCGGCACCAGCGCTGCCCGTAGGGCCCGTAGCTCCAGGCCCGCCTGGAGCGCCCGACGGGCCTGTCGGGCCGGGCACCGTCGAAGCCGCACCAGTCGGCCCCGTCGGCCCCGCCGACGCCAGAGACGCTTTGAGGTCAGCACCGACGATCTGACGGCTCGCACCAGCACGCGCGAGATAGTACGAATCGGCATCTTCGACGTCGGAGACGGGGGGAAGCTGGGTGACCTTCTCGTCAGCCAACGATCAACCTCCGTCTCCTGCGCAGCGAATGGACCACCGCGACGACAAGATCGGTTTCGCGCTCCCGCACCGTTGCGGGTTCCACCCAGCCGCCAGAGACGACCCCTTCGTCCGGGCACGACTCGAGAAGCAGCCGGTCGGTCGAGAGCTCGAGCAGCAGCGTTCCGTCAGCATCCTCGAGCTCCAGCAGCCCGGTTCCGCTCTCAAGGAGCAGCGAACTTGATTCGAGCAGCAGGAATCCGCTCCCGTCTTCGAGAAGCAGGAGACAGCCATCAGCCACACCTATTTCTTCGCCTTCGGCTTGGACGTTGCTGATTTGATCAGGCCGTAGCCATCGCGGGCGAAGTCGATCTGCATCTGCTCCGCCGGCGCCTCATGGATGTGCACCTCTGGAGTCGGCTGCTCCGGCACCTGCACCGTCACGTTCACAGGCGTCTCAGGGACGTGCACATGGATCTCAGGCTGCTGCGCCGCTTCAAGCGCACCGAGCGACTCCGAGGTGACATCCCGGAGCGCCTGCTCGTGCCGGAGCGTCCGAGCCTCACGGGCGGCCTCCAGTTCGCGCGCTTTCGCGTCGGCGTCCGCGCGGGCACGAGCCTCCCGAGCCAGGTGCGTGTCGAACACTTCGGCGAGCGGCTTCATATCCTGCTCAACCCGCAACTCGATCGAAGGAATCGTCAGAGACTTTGTGTCGGCGTCCGGTGCCACGCCAGGCTTCCCAGGCTTCGCCTTCGGCAACGGCAACGGCGTCGCGTTCGGCGCCCCACCCACCGGAGTCACCTGCGGAATCTTCCCCAGGCCGCCAGGCAGATCGTCATAGCCCAAGATCGCCCGGGCCTCGTCCGGCAACAGAATCCCCGACTGCACCCGCGACTGCAAAACCGTCTGCTCCGTCAGAATGTCGCCGCGAACGAACCCGTCCGTGTCGAACTCCGGGTAGGTCTGCGACCCACCAAACAACTCCTGGTCGGCGTACAGCGCGTCCTCGATCCGGCCGAGCTCCGGCCCCAAACCGAACCGCAGCCACGTCGCGAGATCCTGCTCGAGATCGGTACGAACCGTGTTCAGGTGGTTCGACAGCAGGTTCCCCGGAACCGCCATGATCAACGCCGCGTCATCGACCGTCAGCTTCGACAGTTCGGTGAACTGCGCGTCGGTCGCGGTCATGCCGATCGGCTTGATCTGGCCGCCACCACCGATCACCGCGGTCGTCTCACCCTCGGTGCCCTCGTAGTTCGACCGCCACGACTCACGCCACTGATCCGCCTGATCCTTCGACACGCCGGCCGGAAACTCGATCGCGACCTGCAACGCGGTTCCGCGCCGCCACATCCGCGCCTCATGCCGCTGACGCCCAAGCGTCGCAGCGAGCTTGTCGCGGAACACCGCGTACAACGGGTTCGCCTCGATCTGGCCGCCCTGCCCGTGCCCGCGGATCGCCAAGATCGTCGACGAATCCAGGTTCTTGTACCGGCCAGGGCCGCGACCGACAGGGTCGACATAGCCCGGCGCAACCTGCACGTCGTACCGCACCGCGGTGCCCTCGTACCGGGTGATCACCTGCGCCGGATGCAACGCCCACCAGTCAGTGACGCGCCCCTCGAAGGTGTTCTTCCAGATATACGCCTCGTTGTGCCACGCGAGCGACTCTTCGACGGTCTCCCAGAACGTGAACCTGGTTTGCATCGGGTTCGTCGCGTTCTGCTGCGGCCCGTTCGAGAACAACCTGGACTGCCACACCGTGTCGACGCGCTCACGGTCCGGCCCTTCGCCGCGCCAGCAGTACAGGCGCAGGTTCGCAACCGCCTCCGCACGCAGCCGCGCCGCGCGCGACAACGCCGGGATACCGCGCAGCTCACGATCACCAACCTGCGTCTGCAGATTCCTCAGGCCGCCGTACCCCCAGCGGACCGTGTCGGTCAACGCGAAAGCCCGCGACTCGATCGCGTGACCCTGCCGTGTCTGAATGATCATCTAGAGGATCTCGTAGAACGCGACGCCGTCACGCGGGATCGCCACGAAGCGACCCTCCGGCGTAACCGCATTCCCCTCCGCCGAAAACGTCAACGACGGCACACCAATCAGGAACTCACGATTGCGACGCGACAACAGGATCCCGTCGACACGCGGAAGGTCGATGCCGGGACGGTCGATCAGATGCATCCGCACCTGGCGCTTCCGCTTCCAGGTCACCGCTTGCCTCGAAATGGCAAGCGCATGTACGACCATGACACCACCCGCACGAACAATGGCTTGCCCGTCCGAAGATCAACGATCAGATCCTCCTTGAAGTCATACGTCGGCGTCACCACGACGAGTTCCATACCTCCGCGCGCTCACTAGCGACGGAATGCACCATCGCCGCGGCGACCAGCGCGTCGATCACCCGCACCGACTGCTTGGCCTTGTTCCGCGATTCCGCCGGCCGGTCGAACTTCGCGCCGCCGCCAGGCAGCAGCCGGATGACCGCGTTCAGCGCGTGCTGACGCAAGCCACCGTCACCCGAATGCAGAAGATGCCCCTGCCGCAACGCAGCCATGAACCGCTCATAGTCCTCGGACTGCGGCTTGACCGTCTGAGCCCGATCGACCACCAGCAATCCCTGATCGGAGATCCAGGCGGCGATGTCCTCCGCCCGGTTCATGTCCATCACCACGGTCGACACCCGATACAGCGAAAGCAGCTGTTCGAACGCCCGCTTGATCACATTCGGATGCGTCGATGACCCATCACCGGGGGGCTCGATGATCGTCGCCGGCGCGAACAGACGGAACTCGTCGTCGCGCCACCAGAACGGTACGAACGCCGTCGTGTCGTTCCGCCAACCGACATCCAGACCGACCCAGGTGTCCGCATCGGCAGGGATCGTCTCCGCCGTCGCCGCGTCATGCCACTCCCGCTCCTGGATCGCCGCCGACCCAGACCGCATCGGCACGTTGCACACAAACCGGCCCCAGTGAGCGACCGACATCGTTGGCGAACCACGCTTCGCGCCGAGCGACTCCACGGTGATCGACGGCAACGGATTGCACCGCTTCACCACCACCATGTCCTCCATGTCGCCGCCCTCCTCAAGCGCGTACTCATGGAAGACGATCCGGTCGGAGCGACACAACGTGAACCCCGGCTCGAGCGCCATCACCTCGGTCTGCTGCCGCACCTTCTCGCGCGTCTCCTCGAACTCGCCACCCGCCTCCCCCGCGGTCGAAATCGTGACGATCTGCGAATGCCGCTTGTCCAGCTTCCCCCGCCACGTCTCATACAGATCCAGAGAGCGATGCCGGTGGAGCTCGTCAAGGATCGCGAACGGGTACGGGATGATCCCGTCGCCCGTATCCGCGTCGGCGGCGTGCACCTCGATCGACCCGAACACGTCGCCGCGCTTCGTGCGGCCCGGCCCGCGCAAGTCGATCCGGCGATACCCGTCGAACGCCTCGAACCAGTACCCCTGATCGTCAAGTTGCGACCGCCGCAAGAATCCTTTCGCCTGCCGATACATGATCCGGGCCTGATCCCGCGACGACG